AACATAAAGAAATAATTCATTGGATTAGAGAAAATAATTGCCCGAGTAATGAATAAAATTATTATTTTGGTAAAAATCTTTAAAAATTGACATAAACTGATAAAAATTGAAAATTTACAAACAATATTATAAATTTTACTTTTAAAAAACCTACACAGATTTTCTGTGTTTCTTTCCTGGAGCCCAAGATTCAATAAAAATCATAAAAACAACACACCAACCGCTCTCACTCTCACCCACCACACCCACACCCACTCTCACCATGGCTCGATACAGCGATCTGTGTATGAAATTGATGAGGGACCGGCAGCGACGCGATGCGGAATTCGCGGCGGAGATCCTTCGCTCGAGGATTGCCGAAGCAAAGAAAGAAAAGCGCGAGAGACGTGAAAAGAAGAGACTCATAAATGAACTCCTTCGATTGAACCTCATTGGAGCCATCAATGGTGTTCGGGTCTGTGAGGACTGGTTGATGGAGCACTTAGCTACTCCTTAGAGGGTGGTGAAGTGTTAGTTAATTGATAAATACTAAGATTATGCCTAGCTGTAATAGTAAGAAGTGTCAGCGCTCTTATCATTCACTGGAATCATGTTGCCAGTAATGAGGTAAATCTGTGTATTTGTTAATTAACAAACCATTTTTTTTTTATAATTTATTTTTCTTGTTCTTTTTCTTTTTCTTCTTCTAATTTACGCTGCATCCAAGGGTCCGCACTTAGTAATTGGTCCGATGTTTCCTCAAGAGATACTTCTTTTGCTTTTTCACTTCCAACATCAAATTTAACTTCTTCAATAGTATCATCACTATTGTCAGTTTCATTAAAAGCATTTAACTTATCTTCAATACCACGACCAAGAATATTTTCAATATCATCATTATCAAGTTCGTGTTTTTTATTAGAATCTTCTTCCTCGATAGCAGCATTTGCAACAGCATCATTATCTTCTTGACGGACAGTTTCCTTTTCAACTCTACCTTCTTCTTCTGCTCTTTTCTTTGCTTCTAATTTTGTCTTCATACGGTCATTCATTTCCTTCGCCTCAGTCTTTCGTTTTCTGGTTTGCTCTTGGAAAAACATATCCTTCTTTGCTTGATTATCTTTCTGTCCTTTAACCAATTTATTAAGTTGGTCTTCAGCATATTCTTGATTTTCAACATTATCAGGAGTCGGGTCCCAAGGTAACCAGTATCCAACTTGTCCAATAAATACATCAAAAGTAGGGTCTTGGCGTTGTAGAACTTTTGCTCTAACAGAAGCTTCTCGATGAGTGTCATAAACACCACGAACCTTAACACCTCTAACACTTGTTTGAAAGTTATTTTCAGCATCAAATTTATCATTAATTTCTTGTTCGTGTCCAATACGGAAATCTTCTACTTTATCATTAAATCCATCAAAATCTAAAGCATCTTCCTTGAAAAGTTTTGTCATATTCTTCTTTAATTGGACGATTTGAGAAATATCAACTGTATTTCTAACAGTTTTTTTGACAATTTGTTCAATTGCTTCAGTAAAATCTTTATTATATTTGTTTAACTTTTGTTGGAAATAACGATGAAAGAAATATTCTTCTCTCTTAGCAATAACTTTCTCTGGACTAACAAATGATAGACAAACAAAACTTTGTCCTGGAAGACTCTTATCTACTGTTAGATAATCCTCTTCTAAGGTCTCCTCATCTTCTTCTTCTTGATTATGACGTGGCATTTTGATTGATTAAAAATATGTATTTGTTGATTATAAGATATTTAATTATATTATTACAATTAATTATTTATTTAAATTATTTAAATTTGTATAATTAAACTAATTAAAATAATTTAAATAATTAAACTAATTTGTTTTAATTATATTTTATTTATGTTTTATTAACAGTTTAATTGAAAAAAAAATATAAAGTTATACGCAATAAATTAAAAATATTATAATTAAATTGACTTTGAATAAAAATCAATATGAGATTTTTGGGCTCTCCCACTTGGGTCTTCTCCAACACCATTCCAATCAGTTCTTGGTTTCCATAATTTAACAGCAGTTTCGCGATTTGGAAACATTCTTTCATATATTTCTCTATACATCAAAGCTTCTTTGGTGCCTGGTGGATTAACTAAATATTTAATTGATGATTTATTTAAATCTTCATCTGTGTATTTATTATTTGCTATATCAACTAATGAATTAATCCAACTATAACCAACCCCATCCGAAAATTGTTCTTTTTGTCTCCATAGAATTTCATCTGGTAAATATACTGGAACCCCTTCTTCTTTAATATTAAATGCTTCTCGCAATATCCATTTTTCTATTTTCCTTGTCTGTTTTACACTTCCATTTTCTTCAAGTTCCCCAGTAATAGTTTTACATTTTAATTCTGGTTCTATTTTCATAACACATTCCATAAAATCTTTATCTAAAAATGGAAATCTTCCTTCTACACCCCATGCCATAGTAGATTTATTTGCTCTCTGACAATCAGAATATTGTAAATTTTTCATTCTATCAACACATTCTGACTGAAAACTATCATCATTTGGAGCATTTTGAAAATATAGATATCCTCCTAAAAGTTCATCACTTCCTTCTCCTGACAAAACCATTTTAACACCCATTGCTTTAATTTTTCTGGAAAGTAAATACATTGGTGTGCTTGCTCGGATTGTTGTAATATCATATGTTTCTATATGTTTTACAACATCTTCTATTGCGTTTATTCCTTCTTCAACTGTCATAGTAAATGAATGATGTTGTGTTCCTAAAAAGTCGGCAACTATATTTGCGTATTTTAAGTCAGGAGAACCTTCTAACCCAATTGAAAATGTATGAATATTATTACCCCAGGGTAATTTCATTCCATCATTAATTAACTTAACTGCAACACTGGCAACTAAACTGCTATCTAAACCTCCACTTAAAAGAATACCAAAAGGAACATCCGTCATTAATCTTTTTTTTACTGCATTGGTAAAAGTTGTCATAATATTATTAGAATATCTTGATATTGTTGAATCATCTATATAATCTTTACTATTTTCTGAAATAAATTTATTAGATAACATCCATTTACCAGAATTGGTATTTGTAAAATATTCCATTGGAAAATATCCAACATTAGATAATAAACAATGACCTGCTGGAAATTGTAAAACTGTTTTACAATTATCTAATGCTTTCATTTCAGATGCTACCCAAAATAATGTATCTCCTTGAGCTTCTTCAAATCCATAATAAAGACTTGTAATACCAATTGGATCTCTAACAACCATTAAAATATCAGTTTCTTCATCATATAATACAAATGAAAACATACCATCTAAATTATCTAACATATCGGAAGCAATATCGTTTGTTTTCTTTTTATCATTTTTATATTTAATAAATGAATTTAAATAATCTAAATATAAAGGAATAATTACTTCACAATCACTATTAGTTTTGTAGGGAAAATCATTATATTTTTGTTTTAGGTTTTTATAATTATATATTTCACCATTAACACATAACGATATGTTATTATTATTAATTTGATGAATTAAAGGTTGTGCTCCACCAACTGGGTCTATAATTTCAAGTCTTTCGTGACTCATATATAATGCGTGATTTTCAAATTCTTTTCCATAATATCCACTCCAATCTGGACCACGATGTCTAAGTTTTTTAGAAGAATTTAATACTTTTTCTTTATAGTTTCTTATATAATTTCTATTCGTATTCGTATTCGTATTTTCATCATACCTTCCATATTTTACCAATAATGCTATAATTCCACACATTGTAAATAAAAGTTTATTTATTCAAATTGATTACGATATTTTAATTTACTAAAAATTAACTTTTTAAATATAAAATATAAACTATAAAATATAAACTATAAAATATAAACTATAAAATATAAACTATAAAATATAAACTATAAAAATATTAAGATGTATCATCATCATTACCATTATCATCATCATTACCATCATCCCCACCATTACCAATTTCATTCATAATAAAATCCTTAATACGTTGGATATTTTTAATTTTTGGTATTAAATTTTTAAATATATTTATCCACCCTTCTCCTATTTTATTAATAATTGGCAAATCTCTTTCATTTAATTCATCAAAAATAAGATTCAATTCATCTAACATATTATTGTTATCAATATCATTATCAGGAGAATCTAAACTTTTAAGTGTATTTATTAAATATTTTACCATATTTTTAAGATCATCAATAGTATAACTATCATTATCTATCATATCACAAATATAGTCTACATCAAAAAATTCCAATAAACTGGATTGTATTTCTGTTGATTTTGGAACTAACTCCGATATCAATGTTTTTAATTCATTCATAACACTTTTTAATTTAGTAATATCTCTTTCACCAATTGGTTTAAACAAATCATTTCTATACATATCCCAATAGGCAACTTCCAATGTATCTTTAACTGATTCCATAAAATTCTCTGTGAAAACAATTGGAATATAACTATTAAATTGGACCATTCCTGCATCTCCACCAATTTCTTCAATATATTTTAATAGTTTTTCCTGTTGAAATTTCATCATTGTAATAACACTTTCTCCTTTGTCTTCTTGACAAGAAAAATCTTGTTTTTTAACTAATTCCAATTCCCAATAATTTTGAATTAGACTTTCAACTAATAATTCTGCATCACCATTTTTCCATTTTTCAAAAGCATCTATATACATTTTCAATTGATATAAAAAAGTATTAAGAATTGTTTTAGATGTGCTATAACGATGTATATTATTCATCGCAAGATGTAATATTTTTGATTTAATTATTAAGTTTCTTCCTAAAGTATCATCATCTTTAATAACACCAATCGTTTCTTTCTGATGATAACGAATTAATAAATATGTTAAGAATTGTCTTGGAGTTTTTTTAGTAATTTTGAAACTTGATAGACTATTTGGATAAGTTATATTCAGATAATTCATTGCGTTATTTATAAAATTATAAGTTGCATTAATAATAGAATGGTCTGTTATTAATCTTTGGGATTTTTCAAATGATGAATCAGAAATACGCCAAAATAAATTTTTATTAATATAATTATAAGAATGTTTATAACTCATTAGATATGTGATTACTTTTACTTTTTTGGTAAGCAGTCTCTTTCTAACTTCATCTTCATTCATTGTCTATGTTTATTTGTATTATTTTTAAAAAATAAATTGTATATATTATTAATATTATATATTAGTATTAATTTTGAAATAAATTAACAAAAATTAACAAAAATTAACAAAAATTAATAAAAGAGTTATTTACATAACTGACACTTCTCCATTTGTATTAAATAGTTTATTTTGAGATTCATAGAATTGTAATTTTTGAACTAATTTAGTTGTTCTATTCTCAAGTTGATTGATTTCATAATCTCTTTCTTTAATTTTAATTTGATTTTCTAAAACTGGATTTAAAGTATTATCTATCATACCAGAAACTTCTTTAATTCTATCTTCATCGTGGGTTGTTTCTATTTCTATATCTGACACATCTTGAAAACTCTCTTTTGCTAAATTTCTTGCTACACTACTATCTGTCATATAAAACAAAAATAATGTTAGTAAAACACCAATCAATCCACCTAAAATGATATTATTGGTTGTATTGTCTTTTGCCATTTTTTATTATTTTATTATTTTTAATTATTATTTTTAATTATTATTTTTAATTATTATTTTTAATTATTATTATTATTTCTTCAATAATATACTTATATTAGACACAGATAATTATATATTTTTCTAAATTAACAACTGCGTTCTTTATGAGAAGCAGACCATCTCTGATAATTTCCTAAATTACAAGGTTCAATTGTAATATCACCAGATTTATCTAATGTTATACATTCTTTAACTGCGTCTTGAGAATGTAATGAGGGATTAATAATATAAAAGGGGAGAGGGATAATACCATCTACTTTATCCATTCTTTTACTTGAATCTGCTAAGTTAGCATTGTAAGATTCTTTATCTGTTATTTTTTGAACTTTAAATTTTTGATTAGTTTTATCTAATTTACAATTTTCAGTTCCATAATCTGAAATTGGGTCTCCTTTTTCATCAAGTGTAGAATTGTTATAAAGACATCCATCGTTAATAAAAATATTATATTCTTCGTTTTTACGAATCGCAATACTACCTGGAGCAGGAACTAATAATGCTCCTGCACTTTCTGTGTCTGATTCTGCTATATTACAAATACTTTTATTTTGATTGGAATCTCGAGATGCCATAAATGTCGCTCCCACACAATTTCTCATTGCTTTACATTTATTGAAACATTGATTTTCAGTTAAATTGTTATGAACTTTATTATTTGTATTAACGTTATCTGGATATTTATGATTATTTTTAATTTCATAATTTCTTGAAATATTCAAACCTCTTCCAAAATGAGGATTGCTGACACTTCTATAATCTTTTCTATCATTGTGAAGAATACCTTTTGATTCTGCTTCTTGATTTAAAATTTTTAATTTATTTTCTAAATCTTTAATTTTATAGTCTTGAACACTATCATCTAATTTATATTGATATTCAGAGAAGTCCCATCTCCTATGTGCGATTTGTTCTTTAACATCATTATGAACTTGATGTAGTGTATCTAAATCTATTAATTTCGGGTTTTGTTTTGCTGCTTTTATTTTATCTGTTAAAACATTTAAACTATTAATATGATTAATAACTCTATTGTTAATAATTAATTCTTGTTCCTTTTCTAAATTTTTAACTTGAACTTCATCTCTTTCTTTTGGAGATAAATCAATTCTATCTTCAATAGGAACATCTTTACCTGGTTTTAAAAGTCCGGAGATTTCATACATAGCATTCAAGGTTTCAATATTTTTTTTAATAACAATACCACCAATATAACCATTAAAATAATCCTCCTTTCTTTGATTAACACCAAATAGAACAGATTTGGTTTGTTGATTATTTACTTGTGCGTTAATTTCAACATCAGGAGTAATATAAATTTTAACATCACCTTCACTAATTGTTAATACCATAAAATGAATATTATTCATTCCTAATGTTGCTTTTCCAATTAGAGCATTATTTTTATTAAAAACTTCTATTTCTTTACCAGTTTTCTTAATATTAAAGTGGTCTGTTGCTACAATTGTACCATTTGAACTTTCATCACCATTAAATAAACAAGATAATGATAAATTATTTGAATTAATCGATGGTGCCATCATATAACTGGTTGAACCATTGAAATTAAACATTTTCTTTGATTTTCTAATAAGTTTTCCTGTTAAAGTTTTACTATTTTTAATGTCATTTAGAATTAATTTGATATCTCCAGTAATAGGGTCTTTAATTACTTTCTTTGTAGACTCTTTTGGAAGAAGAACTGAGGTTGTTGTAGTTGTTGCTTCTACATTAGTATTAATTCCAGATTGATTAGACATATTTTATTTTGTTTTAATTTGTTTCTTTTTCTTTAATATTTTATAATACTTTTAACTATATTAATACATTATTAGATTAAAAATATAAAAATTAAATTATACGAAAATTATGAATAAATCAAACATCTCAATAACCAACAAACATAATCCAATAAAGAGTATGATATGGTGGCATATTGGTATGTGGTTTAGTTTCATATACAATTTTACCATCTTCATCTTTTAAAGGAGTCCCGTCTGTATCTTTGACTTCTCTTCCTCCAGCATCTCTGGATCCTTGTTTACCATAATCAGTATACCATCCAAAATCACCTAACCCCCACCCACTATGAAATCGTTTCCCCTTATGATTATGTCTGGGCATTTCTTCCATTGATAAAGCATGTTCAGATAATCCACCTTGTTGATTTAAAGTATATTCATACTTTTTCTTATGCATTTCAAGCATTTGAGATTCAGTTAAATTCATATTTCCCGATTCTACTTTATATTGATTTCTATCATCATTTGTTATTGGTGGAGAAGTATCTCCAATTGAACCATAAACAAATTTACCTGTTAAGTCTGGTGTTTGAATTCCATTATGAACTTTACCATCACATTTCGACCAACCTTTTGGAATTTTAGAACTACCCCACGCAACAATAGTTCCAATTGGAACATCATTCATACTAACTAAATGATGGTCAGTGCTAAATTTATTATTATCTAAAATAAAATTATCTTCCTGATTATCATTATTATCATTTTTTCCATTTTTGTTTTCAAAATTTTCTTTATTTTTATTGAAATAATTTAAAGTTATAATTATTAATATTACGATTGATATTGTAATTAAAATTTTTTTTGTATTAGAAGACATTTTTTCCATTTTTATTTATATTTTATTTATATTTTATTTATATTTTGATTCTTTACAATAATTCTTTATTATAATTTACTATATATATCAGAAAATACTAAAAATACTAAATTAATATAAAAATAAATAATTTTAATATCCAACAAACATAATCCAATAAAGAGTATGATATGGTGGCATATTAGTATGGGGTTTTGTTTCATATACAACATTACCGTCTTTATCTTTTAAAGGGTCCCCATCTTTATCTTTTTTTGGTCTTCCTCCTTTATGATATTCATCTGAAAAACTATATGCTGACCAATCAAACGAATCCTGACCACCACCCCATCCAAAATGCATAGCATGATGATGATGACTAGGCATTTCGTCAATTGTTAGAGAATGTTCTGATTCTCCACCTTCCTTATATAAAGAATATTCATATCTTTTTTCGTGTATTTCAAGTATTTCATCTTCTGTTAAATTCATATTTCCTAATTCTACTTTATATTGATTTCTATCAATATCGGATATCTCTGGTTTTACTCCAGATGAACCTAAAATAAATTTGGTAGTTAAGTCTGGAGTTTGGATTCCATTATAAATCTTACCATCACATTTAACCCAACCTTTTGGTATTTCTGGTTTATTCCAAGAAACGATGGTACCAATTGGAACTTCATTTGCATTAAATAAATGTTTATTTACACTAAGACCTTGACCATCTAAATAAAAATCAAATTCATTTTCATTTTGGAATCCTTCCTTATTTTTACCTAAATAATTAAAAATTACAAGTGCTGATACTAATAAAGCAATTCCAATTAAAATATTTTTTGTATCAAATGATATTTTTTCCATTTTTAAATTATTATTATTCTTTTGTTATTCTTTTATTATTTAATTACAAATTCTTTACAAATTTTTTATTACAATTTACTATATATATCAGAAAATACTAAAAATGCTAAAATAATATTAAAATATAAATGATATTAAAATAATATTTATATAAATTATTTTTATATTATTTTAATATCCAACAAACATAATCCAATAAAGAGTAATAAACGGCGGCATATTATTATGTGGTATATTACCACCAGCCGGAACAGGTCCGTATGGTCTATAGTGAGTCCCTTCCCATCGGCCTGGACCTGCTCCACCACCTAATACTTCACCATTATGATTATGTCTAGGCATTTCTTCTACTGTTAAAGTATGTTCTGTTACTCCACCTTGTTGATTTAAAGTATATTTATATCTTTCATTATGTATATCATGCATTTCTGTTTCTGTTAAATTAACATTACCTGTTTCAACTCTATATTTATTTCTATCAGAATCAGTTATTGGTGGTGCACTATCTCCAATTGAACCTAAAATCATTTTACCTGTTAAGTCTGGAGTTTGGACTTTATTATAAATCTTACCATCACAATTCGCCCAACCTTTTGGAATTTCTGGTTTCATCCAAGCAGCAATAGTTCCAATTGGAATATTAATTTTATCAATTAGATATTGGTCTATATTATCTTCTTGTGTATCTAATAAAAAATCATCAACATCAACATTATCATTATTATTTTCAAAACCTTCTCCATTTTTCTTCACATAATTAACAATTATAAGTGCGAATACTAATAAACTAATCGCAATTAAAATTTTTTTTGTATCACACGATATATTTTTCATTTTCTATTTATCTTTTATCTTTTATTTATTATTTATTATTTATTATTTTTATAAATAAAATTCTACTCTTTTATAATTATTCTTTATTATAATTTACTATATATATATCAGAAAATATCAAAAAATATTATTAAAAATTATTAAATTTAATTACAAAGTAGCATAACGACAATTGTCATAATAGAATTTATTATTTAAATCTTCTAATTGGTCTCTTAAAGACTGAGTCATATATTCATCAGTATCGGGTAATCCATAATCTTCTAATTGCTTACGCATATATTGTTCTGGTGTCATATATTGAGTTGTTGTAGTTGGAGAAAGAGCAACCTGTTTGGCAACTTCTGGAGTAATAGCAGAACCAACACTAATTCTTACATTATTGCTTTTAAGTTCCATATTTGATACAATAATTACAAGTAATAAGAGAACTACACCTCCAATAATATAACTATTAAGTTTCATATCCATTTTATTTTTATTTTATTTTATTTTTATTTTATTTTTATTTTATTATAGTTTTCTATTTTAATTATTTGTAAATTATTAAACAATTTCTTGTCTAAATTATGATTATTATATGATGAGATAATTTATTGTTATTAATATATCATTCTCTGATTAATTGCTCCTTTTGGGTCTTTAATATCCATAATTGCATATTTAGCAGCAATCAATTTTTCTGCTAATTTCTCAAACTGGTCTGGTTTAATATCTCTTGGGTCTAATTCACCTTTCTCTATTTTATATTGATTGATATTATTTATATATAGTTTATATAATGTATATAGACCAGGAAATTGTCCGAAATCTTCAAATATTTTTTTAATGTTCAAACTTGGAGGGAAATAAGTAATATATTCTGGCATAACATAATATTTAATGTGATCTTTTAAAGAATCTTCGTCTCCTCTAAACATATTAATTAACAAATTAACATATTTTAAATTTTTACCTTGTGGAGTATATTGAGCTCTGGTTAATATTTCACTAATATCATCTAATGCTGCTGAAATATCATTTCCTGTAATAGGTTGGTCGCCTTTTTCTAATCTCATTAAATATCTTCCTCCTTCTTGAGATATTATTTGTTTTCTAAATTTAGAATTTGATAGTAATAAACGTTTCTTATTTTTTGAAATTTGATTTAATAATTTTGGTGTTTCAATTGATAAAAGAAAATGTAATTTATGTATTAAACTTTTTGGAACTTTCTCATTTGTTTCATTTGTTTCATTTTTATTAAATAATTTATACATCATTTTAATTCCTTTTGATTTTGATTTATTTGAAATATAGTTAATTAAAAAAATAAGAAACATATCATTTTCTGTTAAATCATCAGTTTCTTCATTATATTTATATTTATTTGATACTTTCTTTGATATTTTATATTTCTTTGAAGGATTATTATTGTTATTATTATTATTATTATTATTTTTTATTTTTTTTATTTTTTTTGTATTGCGTTCTATTTTCATTTTATTTTAGTTATTTATATATTACTCAGTTATATATTTATTTACTTATAAAAATCAATTTACTCTTTAATAATTAATATATATAGCGAAATAATATAAAATATTAAAATTTTAATAAAATATATTTTATTTAACTAAAATTGAAATATAAGACTTAACTAACTTATTAATATTATACTGAATTGTAATAATTAAAAGAATTAAAAGAATAAAAATTGAATATACTATTTTAATTTGTA